GGTGGCCTTCCTGTCCATACGAGATCCTGCCTCATAAGCCACATCGCGGCCCGAGACCAAGTTCTTGTAGGTGATCATTATGGGGCCTGCCATCTAAGGCACCCCCACGACGAAGGCTTTTCCTCGGGTAGCGTTGGACTGGACGAGGATCGTTCCGTTGGTCTGCAGGAACCGAGAGGTCTCGAAAGGCCCGAGAATGTAAGTCTTGTTGACGCTCAGGGTGTACAACTTGTCCCCCAGCGCCCCCTGGATGAAAGGCCCGGAGTGGATGGTTACGTTGATACCATTCGGAGGCGTAGAAGTTGCAGTCCCCGCGGTAGTGTTGATGATCAGTACCTGATTTCCGTTATCAGTGGCCAAAAACGTGTTCCAGGCAGCGAAAGCACCCCAGATGTTGGCCCCACCGTTGTCTGTATCGGCCCACGACTGGTTATACTGGGGGAGCACGTTGGCTGCTCCCATGCAAGGAGCTGCCAGCATCGCCAGCAGCACCAGGATAGATAGAATAGATTTCATCATGTTATCTCCTCAAGTATAGCAGCTCAGGACACCCAGGCACTCGGGTCTCACTACCCGTCCGCCATAGACCTGTAGGCCTTTCACGGCGTCGGAGAAGCTGTCTTCAGGCCGGAAGGGCTCGACCTTCAGGATCTGGGAAGCAAAGGTTATTGCCTGGCTGGTTCCGAACATGACCTTGTAGACGTCGTGGCTGCCGTCCCCGTCCTCAATGTACTCCACGTTGTTGGACTCCATCACTGTGAAGCCCGCGATGTTGCCCACCTGGCCGTTCCTAAGGCCCATCGTGGTGCCGCTCACATCGGCCTTGGAGAAGCGGGGATCGTTCAGCATGACTGTGTAGAGCTCGGGATTGACGATCATCCACCAGCCGCCACTCTGCACGTTCTGCTTGATGAGAGCCTGACGGCAGAGAGTCACCAGCCGGTAGACGTTGTTTGCATCCCCATCCGTGTTATTGGGGGCCTTTGGAGCCGCGGTGGTTCCAAGAAGATTATCGGCAGCAGCCCCCGTGTACATCCCGGCTATGAACTGATCGACTTCGTCCCTCATCTTGTAAGCGGCTCGGGCCATAGCGGACTGCATGACCTTGGGCCTCTGCTGGGCCTTGTCAATGTCGTCCACTTCGAAGTTGAAGTAGTCGGCCTCTGTGATCTCCAAGACCTGCTGTGCGCCGGTCAGAGTCTCCGGAGCATCGATGGATCCATTCTTGGTGTAGGCCTTGACGGTGATATCGCCTATCTGGTTGATTCTGACGGTGTCACCGGCTTGGGTGATCTGCCCCTCATAGTCTCGGTTGATTATGCCAGGCTGAGCGAACACCAGCGCCTTCTCTAAGGCCATCTGGAGCTCGTTAGCCCAAATTTCTGGAATGAAATTGTCAATTGCCATATGTTATCTCCTATTTTATTTCGCCTCGTTCAAGCGCCTTCATAACAGCGTCTTGGTTCTTCCGATACCATTCAATGTCCTTGCTTTTTTCAGCAAGTTCTGCCCTGGTCATTCCAGATAAGCTGTTGCTTTGGTTCTGGATACCAGTCTGACCCGCGCCCTGGGCCGCTTTGGGTGGCTCGACCTTGAGCCTTGCAGCCAGCTTGGTGACGCTCGCGGCCACCTCTTCCTCCGTGCTGCCAGATACGGAGTCAATCCATTCTGCTGACACGCCTGCCTCAGCAAGCTTAGCGGCCTTGACCCGCTCCAGCTTGAGGCCGGACAGTTCTTGATCTTTCGATTGCAGCAGAGCATCTTTTTCAGCCAGTTCGGCCTTCAGCTTCTCGACTTCGGTCATCTGGCTTTTCTTCAGCTCTGCTAGCTCCTCCGAAGCCTTTTTCAGGTCGGAGTAATCAGCGTACTTCTTGCGTTCCCTGGCCAGTCGATCAGCCACAATAGCGTCAACTTCGGCCTGAGTGAGCTTTCCCTCGTTCTGAGGTTCATTACCGCCTTGTTCTGCCGGAGGCGTGCCGGCTGGTGGTATTGTTGGTTCTGTCATGAGAAATCAACTCCCTCCGATCGAGCCCGGAGTAGGCTATACTGTGAAAAGATGATTATAATGTTACAATGCTTCTGGCGCAAGCGATATCACATGCTTGCATCCGACATGAAACACGCCCGCGCTTCGCGCTTCGTCCAGCGACGGATAATCTGGGTCGTTGCCTGATAGGCTCATAGTCCGGCCTTGCCAGGGCGTGCATTTGGGACAGCTTCCTGAATGACTTGATAGCCTGACCAAATCATGGCCATGCTCTTGGAGCCGGTTTATGGTGCCTTGCCTAAAGGCACTTTTTGTCGTCTCTGTAGCCAATACCTGCGAATATCGGCGCATATCCCACGCATGGCCCGCCTTGTCGACAAAGCCAGTAATACCGCGTTCAGCCAGATCCTCGCGTATGCGCTTCGCCGCCTGCTTTGTGGTCTCATAGCCTAGGACACTTCCTTTAGTGCTTTCAAGAGAAACCGTTCTGAAAATGTCATCTACTCGCCGGCCTATCACCTGATCGACCTGAGCAAGCCTGCTATAAGCGTTATCTGCCAGGAGTTGCGCCGCCTGTTGATGGATGCCGCCGAAACCGCCCATGAGCGGGGTAGATGAGAGCGAATCCCCGAAGGTCACGCCTTTCATGTAGCTGTCCGGGATAGCCTCGGAGCACCAGGTTCTTGAGCCTGCCATGAGTTCGCCCCGGACCTGTTTGACCCTGGCCAGGACGGTCTTCTGCCAGGCCAGCGAATAGGACTCGGGATTCTTCAGCAGGAGCCGGTTACACTCTTTCAGTATTTCACGTTCGGCCTGGTCATAGAGCTTGATCAGCCGTCTTGCTTGTGCGTCACTGAGCGGGCTCTTCTCCGGCATTCTCTTCTCCTAGCGCCGGAAGCTCGATCTGTGGCCCCTCTGGTGCTGCCTGCTGCTGCGCGCTCCTGATCCTCTCCAGTTCCTTTTCGAAGGCCTCAGAGCCTTCCTTGAGGCCCTGGAGTTCCAGTTTCCTCTCCAGGCTCATCGCGCCCATAGCGTCCCAGAATTGAGCAGTTTGCGCCGTTTCCATCGGGTCGTCAGGTATCCCGTCCTGCAGGTTGACTGTGATCTTCTCTAGCGGAATCTCCGGCCCGTGTAACTGTGACCACAGATTCAGGACTTTGGGTATTGCCTTCTCTGCCGCCCTGGCGTACTTGGAAACTTTGGAGAGCGTCGGGATGAGTCGGATTCTAAGAGCCGTGCCGCTTTCCGCTGCACCGGCATCTTTCCCAGTCAGCAGAACTCGCGAGAGTTGCAGCATCTGGAGTAGCTGGTCCATCTTCTGCTCGATGGCCGTCTCCACTGCAGAAAGTTCAGCCTGCCAGACCATCAGAGAGGGGGACGTTTCGCCGGGCTGGACTATGATCGGCTGACCGGGCTTATAGATCCACTCTTGCTTTGCGTGGTCAAATGTGGTAGCACTCTCGGGGATAACCGGCGTCGGGCTGGTGAACTTCGCTAAGACCTCGTCCCTCTGGCTGAAAGCCCGCTCCAGAGATTCGACGAGAGTCAGTATAGATGGTCGGTAATCTGATCTGCCATAATACCTTTCAGATGATAGAGCATTGTTGACTTGAACAATAAGAAAATCGTCGACCTGTGGCTTTTGGATGCCTAGCGAATCGGTCTGCAGCGACGCAAACGCGGGGAATTGCTTGAGATCGAATGGTCCCGATAGCTTTCCGTCCTTGTTCTCATAGACGAGGTGCTGGATCTGGCCGGGTGTGTGGATGGTGAACTTTACATATGAGTGCGTTTTCTGCTGATCGCCTTCGTCCCACTGCCTGAAAAAGACGTAGGCGATAGGCTTCTGGATATTGTCAGGCGAAACTATCAAATAGCAGTTCTCGGGGTTGAGCGCCTGAATACCGGCATCGCTGACCTCATAGAAGCCCACGCCGTACCGGCTGACATCGATGAAAACCTGCTCATCTGATCTCTCAGGTAGATCCGTTCTATCTCCGGCCAGGACTTCGGGCTCTTCGCCTAGGAGCAGAGACAGATACGTGTCTGTGCTCATTGCCGGCCAATCGAGGATGATAGGCTGCTTCCTGGTGTCCTTCGAAGCATCGGTCAGATAGGAGGCATAGCGGGGGAATACCTTGTCATGCAGGCCGTTGTAGATCTGCCTCATGATGGCGTGCTCTTGGAGCCTGGTAGCCTCGTCTGGATCCTCTGGAGGCCAGGGCTTACCGTCCTGTAGAAACGATAGGTCAGTGAGCATTTTTGGGCATCCTTCCGGCTTCTTCTATGATCTTGAAATCGTTCTGTTGAATCTTCTGGTAACAGTCCTGGCAGCATAGGCGATCCTGCAGGACTGTGAGCCCCAGGCGGTTGTCGGTGATGCCCGGAACGTGGGGAACTAT